TTGGAACTGGATACCTGCACCAAGGTGCCATGATGTCTGAGATCTAACCCATAGACCTGAGTCAAGAGTCTGCTCACCCGGTTCACGAGCTTGGTCAACACGCTCATATTTCCATCGGGCAGTAGATCTGCGATAGGGAATTGTATCTGTGATGTTATAGAGGAATGGCAAACCTCCAATAGCAACATCAAAGGCATAGGTGTCTGGATCATAATACTGAGATGTACGACCAGTAAGGTCGACAATAACTGTCTCGGTAATATCCGGTGACTTAGAGATCTTTAATACCACGCCAGACTCCTTGAGTTAAAAGTTAAATAATTTAATTAGGCAGTAGGCCCGGTAATCTCAATCCATTGCTGGTTTGGCTCAAACCAACCATAAAGTTTTGGATTCTCTGGGTCTACTGTTGGATAAGCAACAGGTGGTTCCCAATCACATTTATCTTCATTTAGAACCCATGATGGGTAAGGGCTTGGTGAAATAAATGCATCACGAGATGCATCATAAGTGTAACCAATACCTGCATAGTTTTTACGGATAGTTCCATTGTAGGAAGTTTGCTTCCATTTGTCATAACCGTGTAATCCAGTCAAAAAGTCAATACCTGCTTGCTCTAATTCAACACCGTCTACGGTGATGACATCATTGTTTACGACATGAACAGCAAGGACAACATTGTTGTCATCTAGTTTTGCAAAGTGTGCCATATTTCTCCTTATAGTGTTATTGAGCCATCGCCAGTAAACTTATAGTAGCGATACCCACCGTTTGTCAATGTTGTCGGTGAACCAGTAGTTGATGTAGCAGCAGAAAAAGAATCTGGATATCTAATTAAAACTATTCCAGACCCACCAGCACCACCTGTTTTATTTGTTGCGTTTCTTTCAGCACCACCACCGCCACCGCCTGTATTGGCAGTTCCTGCACCACCATCACCGTCAGTACCTAATCCACCACCACCAAAACCAGCAGCACCGACTGGATTATTACTTGGGTTTTGAATACCGCCCGAACCACCACCTGCAAAATAATAAGTTGAGCTTACATTTTGACCAGAAGTAGTTGCAGAACCCCAAGCAGACCAAGTGCTTAAACCGTTTCCACCAGCACCAGATGTGGCTGTATTTGAATCATTACTACCATCGCCACCAGCAGCTCCAGCTCCTCCACCACCGCCACCTACATAAAGTTTTCCAGAGCCACCACTATTTCCATATCCAGTAGCACCGCCAGAATTAGATTGAGTTGAGATTCCTCCGCCAGAAGAATCATATCCACCACCACCAGAGCCACCACGATTCCCAGGTGTTTTTAAGGTATTTGATAAATTGTAATGCCCACCACCTCCGCCACCTACGGAGATGATATTGTCAAATTTTGAGTTAGAACCATTATTTCCTTGTTTGTCACCAGATGGGCCAGTACCACCAGCTCCAATTACTATGTTATATGTTGTGCCAATAAGTAATGGTTTAGCAGAATGATAAGAAACTCCACCAGCACCACCACCGCCAGAACCTCCATATATTCCACCACCACCAGATCCGCCACCTGCAACTACGAGAACTTCTATAGTTACTGATGGTTTACTTTGCTTATCCCATAGATTGCTTAATCTTGTTCCATCCTTAATGGAACTTAAAGAAAATTTACGAATTCCCATTAGTAGGTTATGCTCCCATCCCCAGTAAATTGATATACATGATTTCCGCTAGCAATACCATAAATTGGAGAACCAGTAACTACTGTAGCTTTTCTTAATGATTTGAATACAACTACTCCAGAACCGCCATTTCCGCCACTTACCGTTGTTTCAAATCCAGCAGAACCGCCACCGCCACCGCCTGTGTTGACAGAAGCAGATGTTTGAACATTTGAAGAACTTGCTGTAACGGGTGTACCAGCAATTCCGCCATAGCCACCATTTCCACCTCCGCCAGTTCCACCACTTCCGCCGTTTTGGTTTCCTCCACCTCCACCGCCACCAGCATAAATAACAGCAATGCCAGTTATAGAATTAGATGTTCCGTTTCCGCCATTGCCAGCGAGAACTGTTGTTGCATTTGCACCAGCAGCAGATGAACCACCACCGCCACCACCATTTGCACCATTAGCACCATTACCGCCTGCATAACCTTCAACTGGTGAATATGAACCAGAATTTCCAGCAGCACCTGTTCCACCGCCACCAGAATCAGTTCCACCTCCACCACCACCAGAACCTCCGCTAATGCCGTCTATGCTGGAACTTGGAGCATTTGGCGGAACGCCATTTGCTCCACCGCCACCTCCGCTTGCAGTAAAAGTGGATAATCCAGCTCCACTAATGGAAGAATTACCACCGCTAGAGCCTTTATTTCCAGTAGTTGCGGAAGAACCGCCGTTACCTCCGCTACCTACAGCAACCGTATAAGTAATTCCATCGTTTAGTGTTAATGTAGATGTACGATATCCACCTGCACCGCCACCAGCACCTACATTTCTTCCACCACCGCCACCTCCACCAGCAACAACTAAAACTTCAACAGATATTTGTTGGTTTAGGCTTTGATATTTAGGAAACCCAGCCCCAATACGAGAATTGCTAAATCTTGATATAGCCATGGTGGTTAAAGCCTTTCGTTAAATTAAGCAGTTAGTTCAGAACCAAATGCTGTAAATGTAAGAGATGATGCAGCAGATGCATACACATGAATTACATTTGAAGCAGCAAGAGTAATACCAAGAGTTAATGCTGTTGAGTCATTAGCAGCGATTGCTACATCATAAGCAATATAGTGTTCGTCTGCAATAGATGTACCAGTTGCTGGTTTTACCGCAATGCGGTATGTACGAGCAGATGCTGAACGGTTTGCTACAATGATTGTAGAAATCACAGCACTAGATGATGCCGGAACTGCGTACAGTTCCTCTAAGGTCGTAGCAGCAGATGCCTTACGACCAAGTACTTTATATGCCATTTGTTATGCTCCCATCAGAAGGAATGGATCTAATCCGCCGCTACTTGCTTCGGATGCTTTAGCTAATGGTATTCCACCAGCCGTTGAACCATCGTGTACCACAATGGTATCTTTGTCGGTATCAACAGTTATTTCACCGACTAAGCCTGTAAATGATGCGTGTTGGGCTGTTGTTCCCCTACGCAGTTGGATTGCAAATGCTGGCATTCTTATGCTCCCATCATCATAAAGATATCAGTCAATGGATCAGTAACAATGGTTGCCCATGATGCTGTCGATCCATCAGTTGTTAAGTATTTACCGCCATTACCAGTTTGACTTGGAAGGCTTACTGGGGCTGCTGCCCAAGTAATACCATTGGTAGCGGTAGAAGAAGCAGTCAAAAGATAGCCATCTGAACCTACGGAAAGAACAGCAGCAACATCGTTTGCACTTGCCACAAATATGTCACCCTTAGCATTAAAGGATGTAGCTAGTAAGGCTGATCCCAAAGCTGCTGCCGAAGTAGCAGCAGAGCTTGCTGAGGTAGCTGCCGAGTTAGCAGAAGTAAGGGCAGAAGATGCTGAAGTCGATGCACTAGAAGCAGATGTTGCTGCATCAGTTGCCGATGTGGCAGCAGATGAAGCAGATGTGCTTGCACTTGTAGCAGATGTAGCTGCTGCTTGAGCATGATACTTAGCAGAGAACTCACCACCGGCAACTGCTCCAGATGTTTTGGTTGCCCAATCATTAGCAAGTATTGCACTAGCGGTTGCATTTGTTTCAGATGTTGCAGCAGCAGCAGCAGAAGTTGCTGCACTAGAGGCTGAAGTTGAAGCCGAAGAGGCCGAAGTAGCTGCACTTGTTGCTGAAGTTAATGCACTTGAAGCAGATGTACTTGCTGAAGAAGCAGAGGTAGATGCTGAGGTAGCAGAGGTTAATGCACTTGATGCTGAGGTGCTTGCACTTGATGCTGAGGTGGCAGCCGATGTGGCACTTGTATTAGCAGAGCTTGCTGATGTTGCTGCATTAGCAGCAGATGTAGCAGCATTGGCTGCAATCGTTGCAATGTTGATATAGGTAGTTGTGGTCGTATCAGACTCAGTAATAGATCCCATATCACGGACAATGCCGGCACCAGTCAACCCTGTAATCGAGGTTAAACTATTGGCTGCTGAGGTTGCAGAGTTAGAAGCTGAGGTAGCCGAAGTTGATGCTGCACTAGCAGAGTTAGCTGCTGAGGTTGCACTTGTAGATGCAGCAGTTGCAGAACTAGCTGCTGCAATCGCAGAGTTGGCGGCTGATGTAGCCGAGGTCGCTGCGGAAGAAGTGGATCCAAATAGAGTATCAATGTATGACTTATTAACAGCATCAGTAGATGCGGTAGGGGTTCCAAGATCAGTAATCTTGTTATTACCCATTGACAAGGCACCGGTCATTGAATCGCCGGCCTTAGAAACCTTGGTAGCAATACTGTTGGTTACTGTGGTTGAGAAGCTTGCATCATCATTGATAGCAGCAGCAAGCTCATTAAGGGTATCTAAAGCACCCGGAGCTGCATCGACAAGGTTAGATACCTGAGTATCTACATAAGCCTTAGTTGCAGCATCTGTGTTAGCAGAAGGTGTAGCAAGACCAGTCACCTTAAATCCACCAGCAGCAAGATCGGTAGCAAGGGTTGCACTAGATAGAGTCTTAGATGTCAGGGTAGATGCAACGCCATCAAGGGTTACAGTACCTGTGGCATTAGGAAGGGTAATTGTTCTGTTTGCTGTTGGATCAGTAACAGTTAATGTTGTATTAAAAGCATCGGTAGTTGTACCCTCAAAATCAATTCCACCAGATGCAATAACTGCACCAGATAGAATCTTTGCTGAGAGTGTCTGTGCATCTGTAGTACCTACAACATTGCCAGTAACGCCATGGACTCCAGCAGTTGTTGGTGTTCCAGAAGAACCAATATGTGCAGAGAACTCATTGAAGTCACGACCAGAAATAATGTGACGAACAGTTGCACCAGCAGAGTGGGCAACATTGGTAGTTCCATCTTCTCCACGAGTAACATTGAGAGTCGTTCCACCACCAGAGGAACCAACGGTGATGATCTCTTCCTTGTTAGTATCTGGATCAATAACTAACGAGTAAGGATAGTTAGTTGGGAAGCCTGTCGTTAAGTCTAAAGTAATCGATGTAACAACACCATCGATTGAAGATGATAGAGAGGCTTGCTTTGCCGTAGAGGCGTAGTATCGTGTTTGTGCCATTCGTTACCTCTTATAGTGGAGTCGGGGAGGGTATAGATCTCGGAGTGATGCAGCTTCTTGTTGAAGTCGCTGCGTATACAGACCAAGATAGAAACGAGCTGTAGAAGCACCTGAGCCGACCGGCTTCGATTGGTCGAGCATATCCGCTTCTACGCTTTGGAATGGAATCTTTGCTGCATCGCTATTCATAAGTAGACGAGCTATAGTTCCATACATAATTGCATCAACAGAACTTGATGGGAAACCAGTAACTGTTTCATATACATCACTATCTGATGTTAATGTTGAAGGTGCTTTAGCAAAAACAACTTGAAC